TCGATGACAAGACCGCGCTTGGTATTCCTGCAATCTGGAGAGGTGTCACACTCATCTCGGATGCAATCGGAGCATTACCAATTCATGCATATCGCAAAGGCGAGCTCGTAGATCCGACTCCGAAGATATTAGAGCGTCCGGTTCCTACCGAGACACGGATGGAGACGTATGCATCCATGGCCGCATCGCTTCTTGTCCATGGAAATTACATCGCAGTCTTAGGTGAACCCGGTGCAAATGGTCTGCCAGATTTCTTCTATCCGGTCGAAGTCAATCGCGTGCATGTCAATCGTGAAGAAGATGGCCGTGTCACCTATCGCATCGATGACAAGACTTACGACAAGTCAGAGATCTTCCATGTCAAGAATTTCACCATGCCCGGATCTCTTGTCGGTGAAGGCATCCTTGCCGTTCAGCGTCAAGCATTAGGCAAAGGCATTGCAATCAATGAATATGCGGCGCGTTACTTTGATGGCGGTGTCTTGCCATCGGCAGTCATCAAGTCATCCAATCCAGATCTAAGCCAAGAGGAAGCCGATGCTTTGAAGGCTGCATGGATGGCGATGTATAGCGCTCGCAACCGTCAGCCAGCGGTCTTGAATTCCAGCACCGATTTCGAAGTCATCTCCAGCAACGCACAAGAAAGCCAGCTCATCGAAGCGCAACAGCAATCCCTTGTCGAAGCCGCGAACATCCTTGGACTTCCAGCATATTATCTCGGAGCACCAAACAGCTCTCGCACCTATGCAAACGTTGAGCAAGAGAATCTTCAACTCGTTCGATGGTCGATTCAGCCGATCGCAGAGCGCATCGAGCAGGCCATGAGCGATCTCTTGGTGCGTGGTCAATATGCGAAATTCAACTATGACTCACTTCTTCGTACCGATACCTTGAGCCGTTATCAAGCGCACAAGATCGCTCTGGAGGCAGGCTTCTTGACCGTCGATGAAATTCGCGAGTATGAGGATATGAAACCGATGTCCGAAGAGGTCGAAGATTATGAAGATGAAGATGAAGTTGATGAGGACTTGCAAGACTCCGAACAACAGCCCGGCGAAATAGGTGGAGGCACAGATGCAGACCTTTGAGAGTCGAACCCTTAGCGCAGATCTTCAACATCGAGCAGAAGGTGATGGCCGTACCATCTATGGCATCGCTGTCCCTTATGACGTCGAGATGCGAGTGACTAGCGATACAACCGAGGTCTTTCGTCAGGGAGCCTTTGCCGATGTCGTAAGAGCACCGCACCGCGTCAAGTTGCTTCGTGGCCATGATGCCAAGGCATATCCGCTCGGTCGTGCGACCTTGCTTCGTGAGACGGATAAAGGTCTTTACGCCGAATTCAAGATCAGCAAGACACGCGAAGGCGATGAGGCTCTTGAGCTCATCAAGGATGGAGCGCTCGATCAGTTATCGATTGGCTTCATGCCGCTCAAGAATCGCAAGCGTCCAGATGGCGTCATCGAGCGAATCAAGGCTCATCTTGCAGAAGTATCCCTTGTGACCTTTGGAGCCTATGGTGATTTCGCCATGGTCGCAGGCACAAGAGCCGAAGATCGACCATCGACTCCACGGCTGGATGCAGCCAAAGAGATCTTGGCAAAGTTGAAGAAGTAATGCCGTACTCCATCGTCAATGACCATCCCGAGTGCGATGGCTTTGCCGTCATCAAGGATGAGGGTCGAGAGCTTCTTGGCTGCCATCGAACAGAGGCACAGGCTCAGGATCAATTGACGGCCATCAACATCTCCGAATATGGCAATCGAGAGCTTCCAGATAACTACCGTCCGGCATCGAGCGCTGATGTGCCAGAGGGTCGCAATTGTGCCAATTGTTATTTCTATGAAGCCGGATATTGCTCGCTTTGGGAAGATAACGTCCAAGCCGATTATTACTGTAATCGATGGGCGCAGATTGAAGAGCGTCAAGACGGTTATACGCCGACAAGCGCTATGAGAGCAGAAGCCGAGCGTGGCCTTGCATGGCGTCGTGAGTTCGGTCGTGGTGGGACGGAAATAGGAGTCGCAAGAGCTCGCGATATTTCCAATGGTCGAGCATTATCGCTGGACACTGTTCGCCGAATGGTTTCATTCTTTGCTCGTCACGAAGTCGATAAGCGAGCAGAAGGTTTCTCACCCGGAGAAGATGGCTATCCTTCCAATGGCCGGATTGCATGGGCGCTCTGGGGAGGCGATGCTGGACAGTCTTGGGCAAACAGAATTTCTAAGCAGAATGAAACACGGCTGGAGAAGGCAAAAGCAATCTTGCAGTCAATCAAGAAAAAAGATATAGAATAAGCACGTTGGAGATCACCCCGACACGTTAGGCAACACCTTGCGAAAGCAACACCTTGCCTAGATTGGCGATCGGCACCATCTCGTCAATCAATCAACCCTTCCGAAAATGGAGAAAACAATGGCAAACGCCTTCCTTGATTCTCTTCGCGAAAAGCGAGAGAGCAAGACATCGATGGTCGAAGCGATCATCAATCGTGCAGCTGAAGAGCTCCGCGATGTCTCCGAGGTTGAGCTCGCAAATGTCGAGGCTCTCAATCTCGAAATCAAGAAGCTCGATGAGAGAATCGAACAGATCTCTGACATTGAACTTCGTAACGCCAAGGCAGCGGAACTCGCCGCCAAGGTAGATTCAGCAAAGCCAGCAACAGAGAAGCGTGAGAAGTCCCTCATCACAAGCGTTCGTGAGGAACTTACCTATTCTCAGCGCAACGCAGACAGCTTCCTCAGCGACGCAATCAACGCACACCTTCGCCGTGATCCAGATGCAGAAGAGCGCATCGCACGTCACCAGAGGGAAATGGCAGTAGAGAAGCGAGCAGCTTCGACCGGATCTTTCGCAGGTCTTGTCGTTCCGCAATATCTCGTTGATCTCTATGCACCGCTTTCACGCGCTGGACGTCCATTCGCCGATGCAGCTCGTAAGCATGCGCTTCCAGCTCAAGGCATGTCGGTCGTTATCAGCCGAATCACAACCGGAACCGCTGTCGCGTATCAGACTTCACAGAATGACACCGCAGTAAGCCAAGATCCAGATGACACCACTCTGACCGTCGATGTCAATACCATCGCAGGCCAGAACTCAGTCTCGAAGCAAGCGCTACTCCGTGGCTACAACATCGAGAACATCGTCCTCAGCGATCTCATCCGTGCGTATCACACACAGCTCGACGATTCCATCCTCAACGGATCCGGCACCAATGGCCGTCCTTTGGGCTTGAATGGTCTTACCACCGGAATCGTGGTCACTTACACCGCGACCACCGGAACTGTTGCTGGTCTGTTCCCGAAGATTGCAGATGCAATCGGTCAGGTTCAATCGACCATCTACGCAAATCCAAACGCAATCATCATGCACCCACGACGCCTTGCATTCTTCTTGGCAGGCGTTGATTCCCAGAACCGTCCGTTGGTTGTGCCACAGGCTTACAACCCACAGAACGCGATGGGTACCGGTGCTGGTGTTCCAGCGTACGGAAACTCCGGTTACTCGATCCTTGGCCTTCCGGTCATCGTCGATGCAAACGTCACCACGACAGCATCAACAGATCAGGATCGAATCTACGTCGTAGATCTCAATGAGTGCCACCTCTGGGAAGAGGCAAACTCTCCGACCTACGTCAAGTTCGAAGAGCCAAACGGCAAGGTTGCTCTCAATATCGTCATGTTCGGTATGAGCGCCTTCACCGCTCTCCGCTACCCCGGAGCGATTGCTCGCATCCAAGGTACCGGACTCGCAGCGCCTAGCTTCTAGTGCGCTCTCGTTCCCGGCAAGGTTCCCTTTCCCTTGCCGGGAACGTTATACCCATGATCGGCTGGATTGGGCGATCATGTTCCTAGTCCCAAACGTGAAAGTTCGAGAAAGTCGATCATGGCTATAACTAACGGCTACGCCACACTCGCAGAGATCAAGTCCTTTCTCAGCATCCCTAATTCAGACACAGCCGATGACACGCTTCTTGAGAGCCTCGTTGAGTCAGCATCTCGAAGCATTGATCGCATCGCTAACCGTCGTTTCTATCTTGATTCAGCAGCGAGCGCACGTCTCTATCGTGCTTATTCCGATGTATTCGTCTATACCGATGACATCGGTACATCTGCAAGCCTTGTCGTAGCCATAGATGAATCCGGCAACGGCACCTTTACTCAGACTTTGACACTCAATCAAGACTTCTTGCTCGATCCTTTGACCGCAGCCGCTAAGGGACGTCCCTTTACGCAGCTCACGATGGTTTCTAACACGACGTCGTTCCCAATCTTCCCGGGCTTGTTCAGCAACGGACTTCGTCCCGGTGTTCAAGTGACCGCACGATGGGGCTGGCCGTCGGTGCCAGACGATATAACGTCAGCATGCCTCATCCTCACCGCAGATCTCTACAAGCGCAAAGATGCTCCCGGTGGAGTCTTGGGTCTTGGTGATCTTGGCGCGATTCGCATGTCTCCGCTTGGCCGTGATGTGACGGCTATGGTTCGCGCTTATAGGAAAGAGACTTTGGCGTGATTCCTTCAACAGTTCGAGACAATATGAAAACGGCTTTGCAGACCGTTTCTGGACTTCGAGTCTTGGATACTTTGCCAGATAGTGCGAACATTCCTACGAATGGCGCTCTGGCGGTTATAGGCATGCTGGACATGACTTATGACTTCACACTCAATCGCGGCTTCGATAGCGCGACTCTAAGTGTTCTTGTGATTGTCGGACGCATGAGCGAATCGGCAGCACAAGATCGGCTAGATGGCTACCTGCAATCTAGCGGTGCTACTTCGATCAAGACCGCCATCGAAGCAGACAAGACTTTAGGCGGCGCCGTCCAGACGTTGCGTGTAACGCAAGCCGTCAGCGGTACAATTACGGTCGCAAATATCGATTACCTAAGTTATCGGTATGAAGTGACCTTGATAGGCTAAGGAGAAATAACTCATGGCAATCTTCATGGGGAACAAGGTGGCGGTTATCGTCGGCACTACTAACACGATTACGGATCACGTTTCAACCGTGAGCCTCAGCCGTGAGTTGGACGTCGTTGATATCACCGCCATGAATGACACGGTGGCTAACGCCATCACAGGAGTCGAGCGCTCAACCCTCAACCTTGAGCTCTACAACGATTTCGATTCTGGATCCGTGAACGCTCTCTTCGAGAATGCTCTCGGCACCAAGCTCAACATCCGTCTAGTTCCGGTATCAGGCACCGTCACCGCTACGAATCCTTCGTACACGATGTCATGCCTCATCTCGAATTGGACACCGATCAATGGCTCCGTCGATGGTGTCGCTTCCGTAAGCGCATCCTTTCCGGTGACAG